GGACGGCGAGGTCTTCCGAGAGGACCCCGATCGCTAAAAAAAGTTGGACGATTCACCATTCGCGGGACGCGACGGCGATGCGATGACGTTGACTCGAGCTGAGACCGAGATTGCAGGTGGGGCAGGCGGCACGAAGATTGGATGGGTGGGCGCTGCCACCGTGTGCTACTGCCACGATGTGGTCGGCGTGACTGGCCGTGCCTTCGCAGTGTGGCCCTCGGATCTGGCATCGGTAGCCGTCGCGCTCGAGGACGAAGAGGCGGATGGCGGGCCAGTTGCCGGCGTACTGGGGCTTGGCCATCAGGGTTGCTCGTCGCCAGACTGGCGGGCACGGTAGTGCTTCTGCTTGTGGATATCAAGCATTGTGCTGGTGGGGGGCCAGGTTGCACGCCCGGTTTCCGGTTGCACGGGGCGTCGGGCGTTCCAGTAGGCGGTGAGTTCGGCCTGCACTGTCGAGGCGCCGATCATGACTCACTCCCTGCCCGTATTACATTGGGTAGTTCACGGAAAGCCATTACCAGTGCGGCGGTCACCGCTTCCGGCATGGTGAGTACCAGTTCGTCAGCTACCCGTACGATCCAGTGATCGGCCACATGCTGGAACTCGATGAGCACGGTGCGACCGTCTTCCATGGGCACGCGGATCGTGATGAAATCGGCGCCGATCATGCTGCTGGTTCTATCTCTCGGGCCGGTAGGCCGTGGGCCTGTCGCCATCGTCGTTCCCGGTGGTAGCAGGCGACACACAGCCCGGCTTTGTCGGGCAGGTTCTCGCAGGTGGGGTCGCCCCATTCGATGGCGCCTTGCCGGCCGGTGTGGTTGTCCCGGCAGCGGGCGATGGCGACGGGTGCCCGTAGGCCGAGTGAGTCGCGGGTGAGACGGGAGAGGTGGTGGATGTCGCGTTCGATGTCGGCGATGGCGTTGCGTATCCGTTGGGCGCGGGTGTCGAGCCGGTCGGCTTGGAGGGCGGCGGCTTCGGTGGTGGAGCTGTCGGAGGTTCCTCGTCCACTGCCGATGCCGGCGGTGTAGCCATCGCAGATGGCGCGTTCGCGGTGGAGGTTGGTGAGTGCGGCGGTGACGTCGGGGGCGAGTTGCTCGAGCGTGTAGGCGGCTTGCAAGGTGCGATGGTCGGGGCGGGTCATGGTTGCTCGAGGATGGCGAGGGCGGCGTCGAGGTGGTCGCGGGTTCGGTACAGGTGGGCGTAGACGGTCGCGTTGTCGTAGAGGGTGCCGGCGACGTAGATGGTGGCGAGGTCGTGGAGGGCGATGCGTACGTGGTCGTCGATGACGGCGCGGCTCATGTCCGCGAACCGTCGGTAGGGGATATCCAGTGAGCGGGGCACACGGCATCGGGCTCGATGATCGAGAACGTGTAGCCGCACCGTGGGCACTGCGCGACGCATCGGTCAAGGTCGACGTTGATCGGCGGCCCGCTCAGACAGGCTCGCCCATAATCGGCGTTGGGGGTCATGTCTCACCGTCCAGCGGGTCGCGTCGGCGTCGTTCGCTGCGGTAGTCGACGAGGTCGTCGAAGACGTGGGCGCGGTGCACGCTGCGGCGTAGGGCGATGACGGCACACCATCCGCCGACGATCACGACGACCCAGACGGCGATCATGGCCGCCACCGTCCCAGCCACCAAGGCCGCCAACACGACCGGCCGCGCGCCGTCTGCTCGAGGCAGAGCTGGTAGCCGACGGCAATGTTGGTGCCGGCGTCCTGTAGCTCCCAGCGGGTGACACCGAGGCGGGCATGGTTCCCCCGGCAAATCTGCATCACGCCGATACACCCGTACCGGTTGACGACGGTCGGGTGGCATCGGCTCTCGCGCCAGAAGATCCGGTCGAGCACCGGCCAATGGAGGGCGGCGCCGGGCCAGTGCTCGACGGCGACCGGGTAGAGATCGGGGCAGCGGGAGCCGGGCGGGGCGACCAACTCCGGTTCGGGTTCGGGCTCGAGCACTCCGAGTCGTAGGGCGGGGGCGATGGCGGTGGCGTCGACGGGGACGGCGTCCGCGTGGGCGACGTCGACGGCGCGCGGGTAGAGCAGGACGACGACGGTGATGGCGGCGAGGACGGCTTTCATGAGCGGTCCTCCCGCATGAACAGCGCCGTGTCGCGGCAGCGTTTACAGGTGCAGCCGGGGTAGTGGCCGTCACCACCAGCACGCCACCACTCGAGCCGGGCGAGAACTACCGGGTCGCCGAGTACCGCTCGAGCGAATCGTTGGGCGCGTCCTTGTTCGATGCCTTCGGCGAGGAGTTGTCGGACGCGGTCGGCGGGTACGGGGGTGAAGTCGGGGTCGGCTGGCGGTTCGGTGGTTGCGAGTGGTCGGGGTGGGAGGGCTTCGGTGAAGGCGTGGACGGTGACGCGGTCGCGGGTACGGGCGGCGCGTCCCATGGTGGTTAGGGCGACGTCGAGGGTGAGCGCGGGGAATGTTTCGGTCCAGGCGTCGATGGTGCCGTCGTTGAAGGTTTCACCGGTGAGTTCGCGGCGGCGGATGAGGAGCAGCCGGCAGTCGGTGCGGGTCATGTGAGATTTCCTCGCGCTGCTGCTGTTGCGTCTGGCGGCGCGGTTGCCTCGCGTGCGCGCGCGTCTGGAACCAGTCGCAGCAGCAGCTTTTGACTTTTTGGCCGTACAAGATCAAAGACAAAACCACGACCACGACCACGACCAACGCGACGTCGCGTAACGTTTTGTCTACGCGTTACGGGGTTGACCTGCGTTTCTGCTGTTTTTTTAGGTTCTCCCGGTAGCGGCGTTGACGTTCGGCGTTTCCTTCGACTTGGGCCTGGTATTCGGCTTCGGTGGTCTGCCACTTTTCCCACCGATCCGACGGCACTCGCCACCCGTCGGCGCACTCCTCCCAGAGGTCGACGGCGACGAGTTTCGGCATGATCAGGTTGGGTCGGGCGAGGCCGCGGGTCAGGTGTTTGTCGTGTTCGGCTGAGATGTGGCCGTCGGTTCCCATCTGGCGTGAGAGGGCGAGGGCGCGGATGTAGACGAGTTCGGCTTGTGCGCCGGCGGTGATGATGCGGGGGTCCATCTGGTAGTTCGCTGAGACGCGTATCCAGCGGCCGGATGCTTTGTCGGTCATTTCGCATGGGCCTCGTCCTGTTAGAGGGGCAGGGTCGGGTCGGCTGGTACGTCGTTGGCGGTGAGGGTGCCGGGGTTGTGGTCGTGGGGGTGGGTGCCGATGACTTGGCCGTCGGGGTTGAGGGTGAAGGCGCGGCGTCCGTCTTGGACGAGTGACAGGGTGTTGAGTACGGCGCCGGCTTCGTCGTAGGTCATGTCGGCGGATGTCTTCAGGTCGTGGCCGGCGACTGAGATGCAGAGGCGCATGCGGTCGTCGCGGTCGTCGAGGCCGATGTCTTTGCAGATGGCGAACATCGCCTTTTTTTGGCCTTCGGAGATCATCTCGACGAGCGCGGCCGGTGGTGTCGGTGTGGTGTTTCGTTGGCGTCCGGTACCGAGAGCCGGTTTCGCGTTCTTCGCCGCTCTGGTGGCTGTGTGGCGGGCTGTCGCGGTGCGCTCGGCGGCGGCGATGTCGTCGACGGTGGGCATGGTGGCGTGTGCGGCGGCGTCGGCTGCGGTGGCGGCGGTGTTGGGTTGGTAGAGGTGCTCGAGCTGTGCGCTGGTGGTGCCGTCAACCGCGGGTGGTGTTGCCAGGCCGGCGTTGGCGGCCAACTGGGCAAAGGTCTGCGACACGTCGAGCGCCGGGACGCTGTAACGCTTGATTGGTTGTCCGGGTCTGCGATCCTCGCGGAACGTCAACCGTAGGGAGGCGATGACGACGCCACCGGTTTGTACGACCCGGTCGACGAGCGCCAACTGCCCACCGAGTTCGCGTGCGGCGTAGTAGCCGTGCGACTCCAACCGCCACACGCCTAAACCGGGTACCTCGGGCAGGATGACCGAGAGTCGGGTGGTCGGTTTGCACTGGCGTTCACCTTCTTTCAGACAGATGCACGGCGCGCGGGAGAGTTGTTCGGTTTGGCCGTCGCAGCGCCGCTGGCAGCCACCACCGGACCACAGCTCATGCCACTGGCTCAACACTTCCAAGCCGGGGGCGATGGCGACCGGGATCCGTTCGGCTGTCGTGTACACCTGCCACTGGTCGCCGACGGGGGCGCCTTCCCATTTGGTGACTTCGCCGCCGTACAGGTTGGCGACCTGAGCGAGCAGGTTGTTGTCGTCGGCGGTGAACCGGAACCTGTCCAGTTTGCGCGGCGCGCTCTTGCCGTTCTTCGCGACGACCTGGTCACCGCAACGAATACGACCCACCTCACGCAGACCGCGTTGAATGTCAAGAAGCGGCATCAGTGGCTCCCGGTGTTGAGCATGGTGGTTTCGATGAACACGTTGTCGGCTTCCAACTCGAGCCAGGCGGTGGCGTCGATGGCCGCTAGGAATCCTTCGAAGGTTTGGTCGCCGGTGTTGGCGACGTAGCTGTCGGCGTGGTCGGGGGTGACGTGGAGGATGAGTCCGGTGTCGGTGGCGGGCATCGGGACGGCCAACGCGCGTTCGGTGGGGTTGAGTAGGTAGTAGCGGCGTGAGAACTTCTCGTAGCGGCGGGCTTTCCAGACGGCGACGAACTGGGCGTGCCGGTAGGCGGCGACTTGCAACGCGTTGGTTTTCCACGGTTGTTTGCGTCGGTTGTCGTCGCGGTCGAGCGACGTTTTGTAGTCGATGACGTAGCGGACACCGTTCACAACACAGATGCCGTCGAGGGTGCCGGCGTAGTGGAGGTCGGGGTGGTAGACGGTCATCTCTAAGGCTTCGAAGACGGGTTGGGCGATGTCGAGCCAGCGGCCGAAGCTGTCGAGGAGCTGGCCGATGGCGTGCCGGTCCTGTTGGTTGCCGGTTTCGACGGTGGGGCGGGTGCCGTCGTAGATCCATTGTTCGGCGAGGGCATGGAATGCGGAGCCGATGTCTTTGTCGGTGAGCGTGTGGCCCTGTCGGGGTTGGAAGCGTGACCCGGCCAAATAGCGGACGGCTTCGTCGTGTTGCCCGCGGGCGAGCATCGCCCGCCAGATGGTTTCGTTGTTGATGGCGGATGTGGCGACACGGTTGGCGGTCCAGCCGGTCAACCCGCCGCTGTCGCCGATGTTGCCGATGATGGTGGTGACGGACCAGAACCGTTCGTCGTCCTTCTTCGCGGTTTCGGGGGCGTCGGCTTCGGCTTGAGCGGTCCACGGCAACTTGTCGCCGTGCAGGGGGAGGACGGTCATGCGCGTTTGTCGAGTGCGATGCAGACGGCTTTCAAGCCGTGCCAGATGACCAATGCGAGTTCGTGGAACTCGGATTCGTCGGCGTCCATGTGTTCGATGATGTCCAAGGCGATGGTGAGTTCAGCGCCGATGCGTTCGGGTGCGGTGACTTCGTTCATTCGTTGGGTGCGCCATTTGGTGGCGGACAGGTCGGCGCCGGTGGACGGGTGGTTGGCGGTCATGACGTTTGCCATTTCTGTTCGGGTCATGTGGTTGCTTCTCGGTGTTCGGTTGCCCATTGCTCGAGTGTCTGGACGGCGATCCAGCGGCCACCGGGGCGGCGTACGAACAGGACGGCGTGCGTCAAGGTCGTGTTGCGGTGTTGCTGTTCCAACTCGGGGAGGCCTTCGCGGATGGCGCGTGCGATGTCGACGTACGCTTTGACTTGGGCGACGCAGTCGGGGAGGCCGTCCAAATCGCCGGTGTCGTCTTGGCGGCCGGCGCCGAGTTTGCGGCGTACGGGCCAACCGGTCTGGTCGTGGAGTTGGCGTGCGAGCTCCAACTCGTAGCGGTCGCCTTTTCTCTTGGCCGCGGTCGTCATGCCACAGAACCGTCGTTAGGGGGCAGGGTGTCGGTGCAGGGGCATCGGAGGTAGGCGATGGTGATGGGTCCATCGCCGTAGGCGAAGAGGTGCACGGCTTCCCGCGTTCGACCGCATCGTTCACACTTCACGGTGACCCCTTCCTCGTTGGGGGTCACTGCTGGTCCCACGGTTCGAGCCGGCCGCCGTCGTCGATCCAGTCGTGTACGACGTCTTTCGGGTACATGAGGAGGCCGCCGATTTTCTGTGGGCGCGGCCCGACTTTGCGTTTGCGCCAGTCGTAGATGGTCCAGATCGATCGTCGTACGTAGACGGCGAGTTCGTCGGACCTGAGCCAGTCTGAATCCTCGTTCCCCATCGTGCTCGAACCTCGTTCTTTCGAGGCCAGCGTGAGCGCCGGGGTCTTGGGCGTTCCGTGTTGGTCGCTACCGGTAGGTAGTCTGCTCCCACTACCCGTGACATTACAAGCGGTTACGACAATCCACAGGCTGTGAATTCTGATATCCACCAAAGTCCACAAATAGCTACCAAGCAGGGATAAAAGGTGCAAAAATGTCACCATGACGTTGACAACTCTCACCCTCTGGGGGTAATACCTTGTGTCATGAAGGTGATGACACAATTGATAAACGTGGGCGAACGTCCTAGTCAGGGACTTGTGCCCCGCGGACGGCCACCACTCGACATGGACAGGGACCGGTGGGACGCGCTCGTCGCCGTTGGACGCGCCGCTCGCGAGCGCAATCAAGCTGACGCGAAACTGGCAGCCGCCGAGCAGGTCGTGCAGGACGCCGTGGACGCGGCACGGGCACAGAAGGCGTCGTGGGTGGAGATCGCCGATGAACTCGGCCTGTCCTCCCGGCAGGCGGCGCAACGCAAATACGGTCGCGGCTGAGATGGCACACATCGAGAAACGGCAGACCGCTGGCGGTGTCCGCTACGAGGTGCGCTGGCGCGTCGACGGCAGGGAGCGTTCCCGTAGTTTCGATCGGCTCGCCGACGCGCGTGCTCATGCCGCCACCGAGGAAGCGGCCGCGGTGTTGGGTATCGCCATCGACCCGGCCAACGGTCGACGCACGCTGAACAACTACTGGGTGTCGTGGTGGGCGTCGAACCGGGCCCGGCTCGCCGAGACGACACGGGCACGATACGAGCAGGCGTGGAACCTGCACATCGCCGACGTGCTCGGCCGCCGGCCGTTGGGAAAGCTACGACCGGAAGACGTGCGGCTGTGGCACAGCGAGCTGGTGGAGCGGCGGTCGTGGTCGGTGGCGGCGTCGGCTTACCGGGTGTTGCGGCGTGTGCTCAACGAGGCCGTCGGTGACGGCATCATCGCGAAGAACCCGTGTCGCATCTCTGGCGCCTCGGAGGACCGGTCTGCGGAGCGGCCGTACGTGTCACCGAGCGAGGTGCTCGAGCTGGTCGACGCGATCGACGAACGGTTCCGTGCCGTTGTCGTGTTGGCCGGGTTCGCCGGGTTGCGTCGCGGTGAACTGATCGGCCTGCGGCGCCGCCACGTCGACCTGGTCCACGGCGTCGTGGTCGTCGAGGTGGAGCATGTGTTCGTCGACGGCGGCCGGCGTGTCGTGAAGGAACCGAAGACGCGTGCCGGGTATCGGACGGTGACACTGCCGGCAGTCGTGCGCGACGTGCTCGCCGAACACTTGGACCGGTTCACCCCGGCCGACCGTGACGCGCCGGTGTTCGTCGGCGCGCGGGGTGTGCCGTTGCGGCCGAAGGCGATCTACCGGGCATGGGCGACGGCGCGCGACGCCATCGGCCGTCCCGAGTTGCACCTGCACGATCTACGGCATGCGGCGGGGACGATGGCGGCGGCGACCGGTGCGACACCGCGCGACATCATGGCGCGCATCGGCCATTCGTCGACGCGTGCCGCCGCGAAGTATCAACACACCGTCCAGACCCGTGACGGTGCGGTGGCGCGCGGCCTTGACGCGATGGTCGAGACGGCGCGAACGCAGCGTGTCGAACGGGCGCCGGTGGTACCGATCCGAAAGGAAGCAAAATGACCGCGGAAACTGACCGCTACGTCTACGACGAGTCGGTGTCGGTCAGAGGCCGAGCCGAACTGTGGCACCTCGATGGCGTCGGCTGGTACAACGCGCCACTTCCCCGGAAGCGACACAAGTGCTGGACACAAACGCGGGGATGGATGGATGAGTTCACGCTTGTTGAGCGATGCGCGTGCGGCGCCATGCAAATCGACCTCGGCGGATGGGGCTGTGTCAATGAGCGACGAAAGGACTTGGCGGCTCAACTTCGCGGGACGGCGACGTGAGCCGCGGGATATTCGCGGGATGGGCACCGGCCGCCGGGTTTGTCATCCCGAGACAAACAGGCGCTGAGCAGGGGTTTCGGGGGTGGGCGCTGAGGGACTCGAACCCCCGACCCCTTCCTTGTAAGGGTGGAGTCCGTGTGGGTGGTTTGATGCTGTGACCTGCGGAAACGCTTGGTATCGGGGCAGGTCAGACCGGCAAACGGGTTAGTAGGCTCTAGCAGGTGTTATGGGTTTCTTGGTGGTCGTTGGTAGGTTCGGGTCGCGGGATATCCGCGGGATGGGAAGGGACGACATGGCGACAGCAGATCAGGTAAAGGCCCGGCGGATACTCATATCGGTGGCAGCGATCCTCGCCGGCGCGTACGGCGCGCTGGTAGGCATCCGGATCGGGAGCACCTCGGCGGCAGAGATCATCGTCAGCTTCGTCGCCGTTGCCATCCTCGTCCCGTTCGTCATCCACAGCCGTCGGAAATCGGCTGCACAAGCCGAAGCGATGCGACGCTTGCCGCCGACTCCGAAGACCTACCGCTAGAACGCAAACAGCCCACCGGTAGCAGTCTGAGGGGACCGACCGGTGGGCTGAATGCGTGGAAGGTAGCGACGGTGAGGTTAGTTCACGGCCGCCATTTCATGACGAGCACCTCTTTGGCGGTCAGGTCCGACGAGTCGGAGGTACGGCGCGCCGTGAGGTAGACCGGATAGCTGACGTTGTCGACGGCGAACGTCGCGGTGACCGCCGCGCTCGACAACTCGGTGCCGGTGAGGAGGACGGTGACGACTCCTCCGGTGGCGCCGGTGATCCCGGTGGTTTTGGTGAGGAGCGTGGCGCCGGCCGCCGATACGACGACGAACGTGAACGTCCAGCCGGTCGACATGTCGGGTGAGACACCGTTCGAGATGAACGTGACGACGATGTCGGGTTGTTCGTCGTTGATGAACCTGGTGATCGGGCCGTCGGCCATCTAGTCCTCTTTCCAGGTGCGCCGGTTGTCGATGCGCCAGATCCGCCGGTTGTCGGCGGCGGCGGTGCGCCGGTTGTCGATGCGCCAGGTTCGTTTCGCCTTCTCGGCCGCGGGGAGCTGGGCGCCTGCGAGTTGAGTGGTGAGCGTGCCGACGGCGGTGAGTGTCCCGGCGTACGCCTTGCGGACGAGCTTGGCGAGGGCGCCGGATGCTGTGACGGTTCCTGCGAGCCCTTTGGCCGTCTGGCGTGTGATGGTGCCCGACGCCGTGCTCGAGCCGCTGAGCGCCTTCTGGGCCTGCCGTACGAGGGCACCGGCCGCGGTGACCGTCCCGGCGTAGGAGCGGAGGATGACGCGGACCGTCGTCAGAGCGCCGGTTGCGGTGCTCGACCCGGCGAGAGCTTTCTGTGCCTGTTTCGCCAACGCGCCCGCCGGGGTCGCCGACCCGGCGAACGCTTTGGCGTCCTGCTTCGCCAAGCTGCCGCTCGGGCTGGTCGACCCCGCGAGGGCTTTGGCGACCTGTTTCACCAACGCACCGGTCGCGGTGACGCTGCCGGCGAACGAGCGGAGCACGACTTTGATGGCGGTCAGGACACCCGACGGCGTCACCGACCCGGCAAAGGCTTTCTGTGCCTGTTTGGCGAGCGCACCGCTCGAGGTCGAACTCCCGGCTAGCGGTTTCTGTGCCTGTTTCGCCGGTGTACCGGTAGCGGTGCTGGACCCGGCCAACGCCTTGTTCGCCTGTTTGGCGATAGCGCCGGTCGGAGTGACCGAACCCGACAGGCTCGCCGTGAACAGACCGCCGCTCGGGTCGACACCGTGTAGCTGCTGCCACTGGAAGGCGAGCGGCGTTCCAACTGCGCCGGGACCGGCCAGCGCGAACAGTGGAGATGACGTCGCGGTGACCGCCGCACCGCCGGCGGCTAGGACTTCGGCGGCGATGATGCCCCAGAAGTCGGCACCACCGTTCCACGTCATGGTGACCGTGCCGCCGGCCGCCGCGGTGGACATGCCGAGTTGGTTGGCGGCGGCGCCGCTACCGGTGTTGGCGTGGACCCGTTGCGTTTGGGAGCCGCCGACGGATGTCATGCTCGTCCCGGCGCACGCGGTGTCTACGACCATGTTGCCGGCGGTGGTGCCGGTCACGTTGACCGAGACACTGGTCCCGTTCGCCGTGTTGGTGAACGGCGAACCGAGCGGCGTCGTCTGGTGGACGCCGGTGAAGCTGATCGAACCGCCGCCGTAGTCGACGGACCCCCCGGTGCTGCCGGCTGCGGTGACGACGACGTTATTAGCGCCGGACGCCGGATTGATCAGATAGAAGAACTGGACGTAACCCGACGTCGACCCGCCGGAATGCACGACACCGAGCGATGTCATCGACACCGCGTTGTACGTCGCCGTCGTCGAAAGTCCGGTGTCCGGGTTCACGGTGCAGTTGACACCGACGACGAGAAGGAGGTTCGTCCCGGTGCAGGTGTGCGACCACGTCAACGCGACGCCAGGCGGGTTTATCCCGGCGATCTGTCCGGTACCGGACGGACCTAGTGCGTCGAAGGCGACGGCCATCAGCCGGCCGTGACGTCGGCGGTCATCGGACCGCAGGACGCCGCGCTACAGGTGGCACCGGCGGGAAACGTGACGATGATCGTTTCGAGCGGATGGCATTTCCAGCCGGAGAAGATGAACGTGCCGCCCTGCGTGTAGATGTTGATGTAGCAGGGCGCGTCGCTCGACGGGTTCGTTACGTGTACCTGTCCGGCCGAACCGGATACGGGGATCGGCTGCCAGGTCGCCGGGTCGGTGTAGGGGAGAACGAAGCCGGCCACTTCGACCTCCGATCAGCCGCGGATATCGACGTTGCAATAGTGGCAGGTGATCGTGTTCGACACGCTCGACGCCGACCAGGTCGCGCCGATCGTCACGGTCTTGTTGATCGTCGTGTCGATGGCGACGGCGGCCGGTGCTGTTTCCGGTAGCCGAATCTGCGTCCAGGCCGTCAACGACGTCGGAAGGTTCCAATAGCCGGAACCGATGAACGAACCGCCGGTGGTGGCCGTCCCGACGTTGGTGAACCGTCCGGCGAACCAGAGGTGCCATTCCCAGTTGCTCATCGCTGTCGTCGTTGTCTTTGCGGTCGACGCGGCGAGTGCGGTGCCGGCGACGCCTCCCCAGTAGACGCCGAGGATGAGAGTCGGTGTGGCGGTGTTCGATGCGACGCCCCACGCCTCGACGACCATCTGCGTTCCGGGGTGAACCGTCTGACCGAACACGGTATACAACGCCGTGGCGTTCTCACCGACCGGCAGATCCTTCGCTGCGGTGAATGTGTTCTGCGCGATGGACGCGCCCGGCATGAGCGGTCCGAGCGGGGCGTCGAACAAGTTGACGGGCATCGGTCAGCTCCCTGCGGGGAAGGTCGCCACGTAGGTGGCTTGGAGCGAGTCGCTCGAGGCGACGAGGTTGACGACCGAGAACAGGGTGCGATCCCACAGGGTGCCGCCACCGGTCGCCGCTTGGGTGAAGATGCCGTGCTCGGTGATCGCTCTCGTCGCACCCGAGTCGGGCGAGTAGGTGGCGACGGTCGTGTAGGTGTTGGTGCTCGAGTTCTGCGATCCGGTGGGGCGGGTGTTGTCCGGGTTGTACTGGGTGGTTTCTTCGGTGACGAGTGCGGTGTCGGCGGCGGCTTCGGCGGTGCCACCGGTGCCGAAGCCGTGGAACTTGAACAGGTTCGAGTCGCTGGCGCCGCCGGCTATGTCGGCGGTGAGGTAGGCGACACCGGCGTTCGTGACAACCCGGAGCGATGCGAGGCCGAGCTCTTCGATGTCGCCGTCCCCGCGGAACACCCGAAGCCAGAGCGCGCCGTAGATGAACGGCATCCCGTGGACGCGCTGCGCCGCTCGAGCGACGGCGAGTTTCCCCCAGCCTTTGGAGAAGTGCCGGAAGTTGGCGGTGCGCCAGTCGTTCACCGCCGCGGGGAGGTCGGCGCGCGGGAGCGCCCAGCGGGCGATCTCACGGTGTGTCGGGTCGGGCGGATATTCGGGGGTCGACCATGTCTCACCGCGTATGACCTTGAGGAACAGGTCGCCGTCGGGGGCGATGATTCCTTCTGATTGCATGTTGCTCCCTATGGGTTTAGGTGATGAGCAGGCCGACAGCGAGCGCGGTCAGCCCGGCGGCGTACAAGGCGGCGACGACGGCTCGTTCGACGAGGTTCATGACGAACACGACGGCGAACAGGATGGCGGCTATCAGGTAGGCGACATCAGATTGCGTCATGCTGCTCCTCGGCGGGTGCGTTGGTGACCTGGCGGACGGCGAGCGCTCCGACGAAGGCGACGGCGATGGCGACCCATTCCGCCGCGGTGATCTGGCCGTCGGCGAGACAGGTGCCGGTCACCGCCAGGGCGGCGGCGAGGGCGGCGATGAACTTCGCGTAGTGAGCCATGTCCCACCACCTTTCAGGTGACGACGGCGACCAGGATGAACGCGAGCACCACCAGGAACACGGTGAAAACGGCGAGCCAGCGCCAGTCAAAGGTTGGGGCCTTCATCTCGTGCCTCCAGAATCTCGACGGTGCGGCGCAGGTTGTTGACTTGTGCCTGCAACGCTGAGATTCGTTCGGCTTCTCCGATACGTCCCGCTTCGCACGCGCGGAGACGTTTGTGTGCCCTGGTGAGATCGGCGCGTAGCTCCCTGATGACGGCGGTGAACTCCTCGGTCGCCGCTCGGCGTTCTTCTGCCTTGCCGGCAACCTTGGCACCTTTGAGCGAGTAGTAGCCGCTGATGGCCGCGACGAGGATGGCAACGATCGCCGTCGCCAAGGCTGGGCTGATGTCGCCGTAAATCCGCGACATGACCTATCGACACCGATATACGTCGCCCATCGGCTGTCCTCCTTCAGGGCTTGCGAGAACGACGAGAGGGTGTCACTGCCCTGGCGGTACGGCGGGGACGGTGCAAGCGGCTACGAGGGCGTCAAAGGTGCCTGGATCGCTTTCTACGTAGGCGTCCGGGTAGAGCGGGGCTTCGGCATGCGAACACCATCCGAGGGCACCTGAGGGCCAGCGGATGAGTTGGGTTGCCCGGTCCGGGTTCGTGATGCGGTAGGGCGCCATGTCGTACTCCTCGTCGGGTGCCGGCGGGTTCCGGCCGTAGCGGGCTGCTCGAGCGATGATGTCGGGAACCTGGGCGAAGCGGGCGTTACCGGGGCACGAATGCGCCGCCGACGACCATTGCGGGAAGTCGCGGTGGGCGCCGACCCCGGACCCGGACCAGTGCGCCGCCCGGACCATCGGGATATGCCATTCGTCGCGGAACCAGGCGAGGAGTTTCACGATGGCGTCGACCTGGCCGGCGGTCCACGGTGTCGAGTTCAACGGCCCGGAGCCGGTGTCCTGCGTCTCGATGGAGATGGCGAACGGGTTGGCCTGGGCGTTGCAGTCGGCGCGGACGTTGCACGGCATGAACTGCCACACGTCGCCTTGCATTCCAATGTCGAAGTGGCATTCGACGTTGATGTCGGCGCGCGCCATGAACGCCCGCAGTTGCACCGGGCTCGTGCTCGAGCTGCCGGCGTTCGTGTGGAGTATGACGAGGCGGGGCTGGATCTTCGGCTGCGTCGTCGCCTCGGGGAGAAGCAGGTCGACGTGAGCAGCCGGGTAGAGGGGGGTCATCAGTCCGTCTCGATGCGGCCGAGGTAGAGCCGCCCGAGGGCAATGACGGCCCCGGCGAGGACGCGTACGGCGTTCGAGAGTTGAGCAAGGGTGAGCGCGCCGGACGAGTCACGGATCTGTTTGAGCCCGTCGAACGCCTGGTCCATCCGGTTCGCCATCGGCAACGGGAGCAGCGACCCATCCATCTGAGGGGCGCCGTAGTCGACGTGATCGATGACACCGGGCTGGTCGTCGACTTCGTAGACGGAGCGGGTGCCGTCTCGGTAGACGAGGCGGGCCATCAGGTCGTCACCGAGAACTGGTAGTCGACCTCGAACGAGACGTTCGAACCGGCGGCAGGGACGACGACACCGGCGGTACTGATAGAGAAGTATCCGAACAGCCCGTTCGAAACTGTTGCCATGGCTAGAGGGGCAGGCGGGCGGAACCCGGACGGCAGCGTAAAGGAGGCGAGTCCGATGGTGCCCGACTTCATCAGTCCACGCATCTGCACCATGTCTCCGACTTTGCGGTACTGGACGGCCTGGTTGCCGGCGCCGAAGTCGACCCACGAGTTCGTGTACGTCACCGCCGTCCACGCCGTCGAGGCCAGCGAGGCGTTCAGGTCGGTGTTGGTCAACAGCTCGGACGCGGACCACGTCTTCGGAACGGCCATCAGTTCCCCGTTTCAGAAGGCAAGGCGGTTGCTGTCGAGCAACCCGTAGGTGGTGTCGTCGAGACGGAAGAACCCGGTCGTCTCGGCCGGTGACAGGAACAACTTCACTGTCCAGTCGTCGAGGGTGAGATCGTGCTGTATGCCCTCAATGAGCACGGCGAGTGAGATGGCCGAGCCGACGTTCTGGGGGCGACGTTTCACGGTTACCCGATCGCCGAGGAGTCGGTCACGAACCTGCGGAAACAGCGACGCGGGTAGAGCCCGCGGTTGGATCACGATCTGCGGGACACGGGTCGCCGGATCCTTGTAGTGGGTGAGGAGCCACTGGCCCATGTCGCGGAGCTCGGCGTCGGACGAGTTGAGGAGACCGGTCAACGAGTAGCCGCGTTCCCGGTAGCTCGTAATCGACGTCGTGTCCTTCGCGGGGAACGGAGAGCCGTCGACGCGCGCCGTCGTGATCGAGTTTCGGATCTTCGAGTCGTCGTAGTCGAGGTCGAGGTCGCCGTACGGCAACTCGCCGCCACTGTCACCGAACGTCGCCTGCGATGTCGTCGATGCGGCGGTGGTGAGCGTGTGGTGCCGGTTGTAGAACGTGGCCTTACCGTCGGGAGCGATGAAGAACCGTCCCTGCTCGGTCTTCTCGAGGGCCTGGATCGCTCCGAGGGCGGTCATGCCGGACGTGTCGAAAGCGACGACGGTGGTCTTGCCGGTCTCGATCGTTCGGTCGGCCGAGGGCCAACCGATGATGTCGAGGATCTTCGTGACCGCGGCACCGGTGTCGAGTCCCGAGAACGGTGCGTGTCCGGCGTTGTAGTGGGAGAGCACACGAGCCGCCGACAGGGCAGAGCCGTAGATAGCGAACTCGTCTACGGTGGCAACGATCGTTGCGCCGTAGACGAATAGGTCAGCTGCACCGACAGCCGGGACCGTTCCCGAACCACTGCTTGATCCGACGGCTACACCGTCGACATACAAGATTGGGGCGGCGGCTCCGCTCGCAAAAGTGATTACGACATGGTGCGTCAGACCGTCCAGCAGGTTGGCTGTGTATGTCCTCAACCAGTTCGGCGGCGAGACGTAACCCGCAATGGATACGAGCAATCTGGGAGTGATGTTGTCGCACGATAAGGAAACGATCGCACCCGTACCTTGACATGCCACGATGACGCCGCTGCTACCGGCCGCCGAAACCGGGAGACTCACCCATAGTTCAATACTGAACGGGTACGCCGGCCAGGTGAACCCGTGCTTCGCCACGGCATCGTCACTGTCAAACGCGATCGCGTTGTCAGAGTCGACCACCAACCCCGTGCGGGAGTTGAACGTCGCGCCGCCATCGTATGTGCCGTCGAGCGCGTTGCCCGACGCGTCGACCGCCGTCGTACCGGCTTGCTCACCGAGCCGCCACCACAGTGACGGGGTGTCGGTGGTGACCTCGGCGGCGTAGAGCGACGGCATGATCGTTCGGGAAAGAACACCGAACCCGTCCGACGCGGTGACCGCGACCGTCGCGTCGTAGGGCGGGTCGTAGGACTGCGGGAACCCGGAGACGAACCCGGTCCAGAGAGTGACGGTCGTACCCGAGTATGTGAACCGGATCCGCATCGGGGTCATCGGTTTCAGGTTCGGGTAGTAGGCGCCGGTCGTGTGCAGCGGATCGAAGCGACGGTCCGCGTTCGACAGCACCATCGACAGACGCCCTGCCTGGTAGGTGTCGAGTTCGTCGGACTTGCCGTTATCGAACGACAGGGACCGCACATACGGGGTGATCGTGGTCCACGTGATCGAAGCGATCGCCGTGGCCGGGGCGAACCCGAACCCCATCTGTACGTCGAGCGTGGCGCCATCCCACGACCAGGCCATCAGCTACGCCACGCCGTCCCTGAGGACCGTTCGTAGGCTTTCAGGCTTTCGGCGATCGCCCGGCCGACGCTCGCCTGGTCGGCGGACCGGTCGACAGTGAAGTAGTTGTTGTTGACGATCGTCGTGCCACCACCGGCCATCGCCATTTTGTTGTTCGGAACGATCGACCCGCTCGAGGACGGCATGAACAGTTCCGGTCCTTGCTCACCGACGAGGTAGGTGGAACCGCCCACTACCGGACCACCGGCTGCTCGAGGGCCGTACTTCGCGCCGGCCCCGGCACCCGTCGGATTGCCTAGCCGCGTGTCAATATTCGTGTAGACCGACTTCGGGATCGAGTTGAGGTGGTCGATGTACTGCTGGATGGCGTTCCACAACTCGGACCCCGGCGCGACGGTCGACTGCAACTGGCTGAGGCTTGTTATCTGCGCCTCGTTCTTGACCGTCGTCTCCTCCGTCGCCGTGACGATCCGGCCTGCGCCTTTCTCCTGCGCGACCACGTAATCGCCGAACGTCTCCGACGCACCGAAGATCGAGGTCTGCACGTCGAGGAACGCCTGCTTGTGCTCGCCGACCGTCAACTTGCTGTTCTTCAACGACGTGTTGTACGTGTCGATCGACGTGGCCGCGTCGAGGTCGGCCTGCTGCGAAGCGAGCGCCGCGTCCGTCGTCCCATGTTGCGCGTCCTGCAAATCTTTGAGCGCAGTCTGCTGCTCGTTGTAGGTATCCGTCGCAACCTTCGCCTGATCGGCGGCCAGCTTCTGCGCACGGACGACACCCATGATGCTGTCGCCGAGGCCGTCGTGACCAGCCGACGCCGCTTTCGCTGCCGCAGTCACGGCGAGGATGCCGGTGCCGAGGCCGTCGCCTTCGATCTTCGCCGACTTGAACGACGCAGCCACCGAGGTCACCGACTTGTCGAGCCCGGCGAAGATGTTGACGCCGAGCGCGGCCGTGTTGAACGCCTTGTTGTACTTGTCGGTCAGATCACCCGTCGCGACCTGTACGAGCTTGATCGGGTTGATCGCCACCTGCAACGCCTTGACGAAGTTCCCGAGGCTCGCACCGGGGATGGCGTCACCGAGATCGTTCAACGGGCCGACGATCGACGAGACGGTGCCCGTCAGTTCGGTCAGGACCGGGATGACCTGCTTACCGACCGTGAGCTGGAAGTCGTAGAACTGATCCTTCAGGTTGTCGAGAGCGACGCCGTAATCCTTCGCCTCTTTGACCTTGGCATCGGAGAACACCTGCGCCTTGTCGACCTTGTCGAACGACGCCTTGATCTTGTCGGAACCGACATCGATCAGCGGGATGAGTTCCTGATACGACTTGCCGAACGCGGCGGTACCGAGCGCAGCTTTCTTCGCCGGGTCGGTCGTGTGGTTGTAGGCGTCGATCACGTTGAACGTGGACTGCGTCAGATCTACGCTGCCGTCCTTAGTCTTCGCCACGGCCACGCCGTACTTGTCGAGCGCACCGATGTTCGCGCCGAGCGCCTTGCCGAGCTTCCCCACCGAACCGGCCAGAGTCTCCGCAGAGACGCCGTAGTCGTCGGCGACGGCAATGAACCGGGACGCCGCATCCGTACTCGTACCGGACACCACAGAAAACTTCTCGACCTGCTTGCCGAGTTCGGTGAACTTCGCTGCGCTGTTCACCGCGAACTTGGCGATCGCCACCCCGGCGCCGGCCGCAGCCAACGGGAGAGCACCGGAGAGCGCACCGGACGCCAAGCCGTCGACCGACGAACCGAGGCTGCTGATCGAGGTCGACGCGATCGAGCCCTTACCGAACGACTTGGTGAACGCGGACGACACCTTGCCGCCGATGCCCGCTACCGACTGCTCGGCCGTCTTGCCCAGCTTGTCGAACTCGCCCTGCACCGACTTGATGCCCGACTTGGCGCCTTTGTCGTCGACAATGATCGCGACTTTGACTTCGTTCTTAGCCACGGTCCGCCCTCCTCAGCGCGTACGTCTTCACCGTCTCGAACAGATCGGGTTCGACCTCGGCCAGACGGAACAGCCTCAGGGGATCTAGGCCGCACTCGACGGCGAGCGCCGAGATCGTCCAGAAGACGCTGCCCGGCGGGGCGCTTTTCCCTGAGTCGCCTCGCCGTACTGCACGAGCTCGACATCGGCGGTGTCGAGAAAGTCGTCGAACGACTGTTCGTGGATCTTCAACCGTTGCAGGCAGGTGTAGACGAGGAGGGCGTCGCAGTACGAGGTCCACGCCTTCTCGTCGAGGAGCTGCTGGTACGCCTTGCCGACCTTTACCTCGAAGCGGGCCAGATCACCGAAGAGGATCGTCACCTCCTCCGAGCGTTCGCCCCATGTCACCTTGTATCGCCACGGGATCATCGGTCGATCGACCGCAGCAGTTCAGCCGCCGCATCGTTGATGTAGACGCGTACGGTCATCATCGCTGCTTCGTTGACATCGCAATCGATCGTGTAACTCCTCACGGTACGAGGATCGATGCCCTGCGCCACGAGCAAGGCCTTCGAGAAACCCCTGAGGCCTAGTTCGTGGTCAGTAAGAACGGCCATGCTGCTCCCTTGTTTAGTCGAGCCCCACTCTCTTGATGACCTCGTTCACGCCTTGCTCGATCTGTGCGGCGACCTCGTCCTGCTTCGCTTCGAGCGCCGGGTAGATGAACCGACCTTTCGCCGGCCCCGTACCGGAACCGGACCACGGACCCACCGAGCGGGGGTTGCCGTGGCGCGGGTTGCGGGTACCGAAATCGAGCCATCCGTAGTAGCGGACCGAACCTTTGCCGCCGACAACGAACGCCGACGCACCCGAGGTGCCCGCCTTGATCGAACCGGCAGCGCGTCCGGTCCTCGACGGGACACGTCCTCGCGCGTCCGCGGCGACGATCTCGGCGCCTTTCTTCAGGGCGAGGCGAACCTCTTTCTGGGCGCCGGCGTCGCCGATCTCCTTCAGGCCGGCCTTGACCTCTTTCAGGCCGGTGACGACGATCGGCATCGGCTATGAAGTCGGGTAAGTCATACCGGATTGGCTCGAGTTCTTGAACACCGCCGTCGTGTTATTACCCTGCGTGTCGGTGACGCCGCCTTGGAGCATGTTGTACGTCGTCAACAAGGCGGTGAGGAGCGCGGCCGGGTTCGTCGCCGAGCGCGCAGCGGACGTCGCTCTCACCTCGACGGTCACGCCGGTCGTCGAGCTGATCAACGGTTGCAACGTCGCGTGGGTCTTGCCGGCAGCGAAGTCCTGGTAGAACTGGATCGTTATCGACGCGTCACCGAGACCTTTGGTGATCGCCTTCGACGTCGCACCGAACGCGGTGATGTCCACTTCGGTGCGGGTGTCCTCGACAGTGATGTTGAACGCGTGGTCGCTCAACGTCACACCGTTGACGATCACTAGTCCATCGGTCAGTACGAATGCGGCCATCGTTTACTCCTTGGGTGTTTCGCTGGATTCGACGACCGGTTCGTCGTCGACACGTTCGATGTGGCCGCCTTCGATGAGCAAGGCTTCCTGCCCGAGCGGTATCGCCATCGTGAACGTCCCACCCGGTTTCGTGCCGTGGACTTCGCTACCGCCGATCACCCGGTAGGTGTTGGGGAGTAGCTCGAGCAGCCCGGACGCCAGGTTCGCGGCCTCATCCTCGACGGAGAACTCCTGGTCGAACTCTTCGCCCTGCGCATACGAGGCGTCGGCCGTATGCACGGTGAGAGGCAGAAGGACCTTGTAGCGGTTCATGGCTGCGTCAAGTTGAAGACGCCGACTGTTACCGACGTAGTGAACCCGTGCGTCACCGTCGCCAAACCGGTCGTCGGATCCGCGAAGAACTGCGCCGGAAACGGACCGATCATCCGTTCCTGCGCGTTCGTTACCGACACCGAGTTATCGGAGATCACAAGGCCGGGCGGGTCGCCGGCGAGAACCTGTACGACACAGGTGTCGGGTGAACCACCGGCGTTCTTCACATGGAGGAACACCTGAGCACCCGGCGTGAACGTGTCCGTCGCCGCCACCGCCGCATAGGTGGGGGTGATTCCGGTGCGCGCAATGTTTTGGGTGGTGAGAAGGGCCATGCAAACGCTCCTTGATTATTGCGGGAGGGAGATGTCGACGGCGATCTCGGCCGACGCAAACCAGTTGTTCGTATCCGGCGGGATCGGTATCCACCCGGCGTTCTCCGCGCGACGCACCACCAGATCGCCGACCAAACCACCGAGCGTTTTATCCGCCGTCGCGCCGGCAAGCGCGTCCGGCACAGACGAGGAGGTGCCCGTGCCCGTCGACAACCAGGACGAGATCTTGGCGGTACCTTCGTCGTCGCCGAGTGACGCGAGGAGGATGACGCGGAAGTTGACGGCGACGAGGCCCCGGTGCATGGCTTGGAGGTAGTCGATGAACTCGCCTTCGGCGGGGGCGATCACTCCACACGGCGCGTTCGGCGACCGGGTCGGATGCGAATAGCACCTGCCAGTAACCCCTTCGACCACGGCGGCGAGCGCCTGGCGGATAGCGAGAATATCCATTAGGCGATGCCGAAGACGTTGTCCGTGTACCGGTAGAGCGCCAACAGATTCGCGACCATCCTGTTTTCGCGGACCATCAGTACACCCATCTCACCGAACCCGGCGACACCGAACTGGTTGTCCTTCATGTGATAGAGGTCGGCGGCGAGGATGCGGCAGGCATCCTTCACCGGTACCGGCACCGACGGCCAACCCCATCGGGCAGTGATGGTGACCGTCGCCTGGCCGGGCCAGATCGGATAGGCGAAGAAATCGAGCGCCAACCGGATTCGGGTGTACGGCCACGGACGATTGTTGGGGCCGATCCCGTTCAACGGTTCCAGCTGGTAGGTCGTGTGCGTCCCGAGCGTGTCGGCGACGATCAGCCCGGACGTCGATCCGATGTCTCCGGTTTCGAGCACCTTCGAATCGGGAGGGCAGAACGTGAGAGCCGTCGCCGACGTCTGCAACGTGAAAACCCGACCGCAGTAATCCTCGACAGCAGCCTCGGCGGCGTCGATGGCCGACATCAGCACCGTCCACGACTCCGAGTTCGGTGAGATGTTCCCGAGCCGAGTCGCCATCTCATCAGCAGTCGTGTAGTTCGGCATCAGGTGATCCTCAGCTGGACACTCGGAGGCCGCTGCAACTCGGCGAGCGGTTCACGCGCAGGTTTGACGGCACGCAGAACGGCGGTCATCTGAACCACGACGTTGCGGAGCGACATCATGTCTTGCAAGATGTCCTCCTTCGCTACACCGGAGTAGTGCGCCGGTAGATCGAGGGTGATCGTCTCGACCTCCCAGTCACCGCGGTAGCCGTAGTCGGCGCGGTGGTAGGCGGGCTGAGAGAAGTAGAGGAAGCTGTTGAGGAACAGGCGACGGACGTGGGTCGGGTCTTCGTCGGCATCGTCCGAGCTTCCGTACGGACACGCGACCGTGAAGGTGGCGTCGGGTTTCGCACACCGCCACGCTTCCTGCATGAGTGGGAGCGGCCAGCGGATGTGCTCGAGGACGTGGAAGGCGGCGAACTCGTCGACCGTGTCGTAGAGCCACGGGAACGTCACCTTCTCCGGGTCGTCGAGTTCGACGACGACGTCGACGCCGGGTAGTGGGACACAGTCGACGTTCACCCAGCCGGCCATCGCTCGTCGGCCGGCGCCGAGGTTTACTTTCACGCGTCGACCTCCGCACGGACGGCGCGCGCCGTCTGCTGGGCGAGGAACACGTCCTCATCGGCTACGAACGACTTGACGTGTCCCGTCTTCGCCGCCGTGTCGAGGTGGATCGGATAGCCGAACGAGCCGGCGGTCAGACAGAAGAAATGGTCCTCCGAACACAGGTCACCGTGGAGGACCGCTTCCCGGAACCACGGCAACGGATGACCTGCCGCCGTCCACCGAGGGTCGGACAGGACCGAACGGTGGACGAGCAGACAGGCCGCCCCGGTCGAATGGACCTGCACGACCGAATCCCGCGGATACGACGACCAGTGCTGCATCCGGCCCGTGTCGTCGAGCGTGTAGATCGTCGGGAACAACTCGAGCGGCGTCCCCAAACAGGCGTTGAACCGCTCGACGCCGTCGATCTTCAACGGACGCACACCGAAACAGAGCCCGCCGACGATCGGACGCGCCTTCGGATGTGCGGTGGTGAGCAACCGGTCGAGGATGCCGTCACCGAACGTCATGTCGGTGTCGACCATCCACAGCCACTCTGGGCGCTGCGGGTGGGCGAGGAAGTTGCGCACGATGTTGCAACGGCCGGCCGAAATGTTCGCCGATGACTCCTGGTCGAGTTCGCCGATGATCCGACGGAACCCGTCGCGGACGTACACCTGATTCAACGAACGACGCCACAACGGGCTGACGGCGCCGGCCGGGTGGACGAACCCGACCAGCACCTTCGTCATTTGCCGCGTTTCTCGCCGGGAGCCGCGGTTGCCTGCTCCACGGCGGGGAACGCATCCTCGAACAGCTGGGTCCGCTTGTCACGGGTCAACCGCAGGATGACCTCGTCCTTGTCGTCGTAGATACCGGGTTCGATGACGGTGATCGAGCCGTCCTCGTTCCCGAGCGCGATCGACTCGAGGATACGTTTCGCCATCAGCCGCTTCCCTCCTCGGGTGCTTCCTCCTCGGGTGCTTCCTCTTCGGGGACTTCCTCTGCGGGTGTGTCAGACATGACGGCGAACTCCTTCGATGTGATCGGCATGGGGACAACCTTTCCTAAACAATCAGTCTGAGTTGACGGTGCGCCTCGATGTACGCCGCCGCCTTGCGGAGAAGAGCGGGATCATCCTCCGCTAGCGCAAGGATCACATTGCATCGAGCACAAAGCAGACCGCGCACACATAGCCCACACGAATACGGTCCCGGACAGCACCGATGGTCGTGGTCAACGTGCCACGTACCCCGTCCACCAGGATTCGTGGCGCCGCATCCTTGATTAGCGCAGGCGAATCCTTGCTGGCGCAACAAATCTTCGTATCGGTCGAGTGTCAACCCGTGTCGACGGATGCGCCGTACCGATTCCTGATTCGTTCTCCTTGAAGCTTGACACTCATCACACACCGTGGCCCGTCGTCGGCCTAATCCTCGTGCGATGAAACGCCCACAACCCTTGCCACACGGATACTCGGCCTGTCGATCCGGTCGACAGGCGCAGTCATTGCAAACTGCTACCCCATACCTTCTGCGAGCCGGCTTACCACACGGACAAATCCGTTCGCCCACCAGAGGGTGACGACCCGGTATCGCCGCAACGCGACAATCATCACAGCGCGGAAGGCCGACCTTCGTAGTCACAGGATTGCCGCATGGACAAGTACGCTGCGCCACGTCGGGCACCTCCCCACGTTGAGGTGTTCGGCCGAGGCCGGGAGCGCTGAACTCCCGGCCTCACCCGTTGTCGAGTTGTCGAACTTCTACAAAAGCAGTACGCGGAACGCGTTCGCGTCACGCACACCCGAACCGAACCGCCAGTGCATCAGCCAGGCACGCGTACCGGACGGCCGGCCGGTTGCCTGATCAAACACATTCGGTATGAACTCGACGGAAACACCGACGCGGTCCACGATCTGGAACTGGTTGAAATCGCCGAACAGGAGAATGTTCTGGCCAGTCGTGATCGTCGTCGACATCGTCGACGCCTCGATCAGTGTGTCGTCGAGGAGCACCGGCGGTTGCCCTTGCGCCAATGTGGCGAGGTAGGCGTGGTAGTTGTTCGCCGTCGCGAACTGGCGGATCGTGTCGATGATGTTCACCGACATCTGCCAGGCCCTGGTCCGGCCGCTCGTACGCCGGTAGCGAGGCGGCAGCGCCGAGTGGACCTTGTACAAGTCGGCGACAACGAACGCGCCACCGGTCGTCGGGGTCACACGGGATGCCGTGATCGCGGTGACGTCGGTGACGACGCCGTGCGGTGCGGTACCGGACCCGGTTTCGAACTGGGTGGCCTCAAGGTTGTTCTTGGCGTCGGCGAACAGCTCACCGACGTCGACGGCGAGAGTGTCGATATCCTCGAAGGCCTCAAAGCTGGCGGGAATGTAAGCGCCATACTTGTAGGTGGGCAGTTGGATCTGGGCGACGACCGGCGCGTTGTCCGTGTACGGCACGTTCTCACCGAGGATCGCCGCGGTGACCTGAGCGGCGTTCGACCCGTTGTAGGTCAGCGTCGTGATCTGTTTGACGTTGGCGACGTCGCGGATCGGGTTGTACGCACCGGTGCCGGTGATCGAGAAACTCGGGTCCATGTACAGGGGGACCATGAATCCGCCCGAGTTACCGGTGCCGGCGGTCATGGCGCGGTACTCGTCGTTGGCTCGTTGCAGGATCGCGTGGTTCGCCGACGCGCTGCCGGTCATGTACGCCCAGAACGCTTCCCGGTACTCGTCCGAGCCGGTGGTGACGGCGAGACGGGCGGCGGTTTCGCCGACCGATCCGCCGCGGTCCATGAGTTTCGTGACCTGGTCGGCTGATTCGTCGGACACGAACTTCGACGACATCCGTTCGACGGCGGTGCGGCCCATGCCGAGCGCGTCGCTACGGGTCACGTTACGCAGCTCGGCCTTGAAGGGATCGGGGTCGCGGTTGATGGTGAACGTCATGCCGGAGACACTCGCCGAGCGGCGGGCTCGTTCCTCGAGTTCCTTGCGGCGTTCGTCGAGTTCGTCCCATTTGGCGTTCGTCGCGTCCCACGAACGTTGCTGGTCGTCGGAGAACCGGCCTTCGAAGGCGGCGAGTTCGTCGATGGTGGGTTTCAGTTCCTCCATCTGTTTCAGTACGTAGTCGAGCGGGTTGAGACTCATTCTGTAGGCCTTTCGGAGTGTTGGGCGAGGTATTCCTCGAACGGTGCCGAGCGGTTCTTCCACCACTTCAGTCGCCGTTCTCTGGATGACTGGTCGCCCGGGTCATCCGAAGGCGGGTCCGTCGCAACTGCCTCTTCGGCGGGTTGCTCGGGACTGCCGATGGTGCTGCGTACTTCGTCGAGACAGCGGAGCGCGACCGTGGTATCCGCGTAGGCGGGGAACACGACCGGCCCCAACTCGTAAAGCTTCACTTCGTGAATCGTCCGCAACGGGACGTCACCGGAATGGTCGATCTCGTCTTTGCCGGGCGGGACCGAAAACCGGAACGACATCCCGTCGATCGCCTGACTGCGGATCGCGTCGCGTAGCGGTTCGATCATCCAGTTTTCGAACAGGCGGGCCGATACGAACAGGCCGCGTGCGTCTTCTTTCAACTTGGTGATCGACCCGATCGGCATCGACCCGTACAGCGGATGTTTGCCGTGTTCGAACATGAGCGCTGGGGTGCCGTTGCGGATCGTGTGAGCAAACGCGCCCGGCGCGATTACCTCGTCGAAGACGCCTTCCCACGAATCGATCCTGGTCGGCGAGTTGAACACCGCCGCGTATCCTTCGAGGGTCTGGCCGTCACCGTCGGACCGTGCGAGTGTGAACTGGACGGAACGTTCGATCATCCCGTCGTCGTTTGCGGTCATTTCATCCCCTTACCGTTGCCCGATGGCATGGCGGGTTGAGTCGTCGGTGTCGGCACGGTCGCCGGTGCGTCACCCGGAACCTGCGGTTCTGCCTTTCCGGGGGCGACCGGCCCGTAGAACTGGTCGCCGGTGCCATCGGTGATGGGTGGCATCTCGAGGAGGGCGCGGGCCTCGTTCGGGGTCATCGTCCGAGTGGCGATCGCCTTCGTGATGTATTCGATCTGGTTGAGAGGATCGCCACGAAGGACGGCGTTGCGGTTCACCTTCACGTACTGCGGGCGAGGAATGCACTCCGTGAGAGCCGTCTCGATCCGAACCCAGTAGCCGTCGAGTGTGTACTTGAGGAGGTTCAGGTCTGCGTCCGACACCGACGAGTAGGTGACGTTCTGGCCGGATACGGCGGCGAAGATCATGGCCGGGGGGACATGCCAGAACCGTGACGCCTGTTCGCAGCAGAACCGCATGACGTCGATGAACTGGGTGTTCGACGGATCAGACTGGATCTGCTGCCAGTCGATCATGTCGGACAGGACGAGCGGTTCCCGACTGTTACCCGACAAGGCCTGCCGGACGGCGCCCTTGATCGAGAGGGCCTGTTCGTTCGTCAAGTTCGTCTTCGCCTTCAGGATGGCGTCAGGGTGGCCGCCACCGGTGAAGAAGTCGTTCGAGAACTTCTCGGCCGACAACGACATCCTGCTGTTGCGTCCCGCGTATTCGACGGTCGACAGAGCGAACGGGGTCCCCGGCTGGATCATCCGTCCGGGGATGTGGAAGATGTCGCCGTCAGGGTAGAGCCGGTGGACGATCCGTTCGATTTCGACCTGGGCTATCCCGTCGACAACCTTGCGTTTCGTCACCGCCGCCGGGTTGAACCATTCGATCCCGGTTGGATATCCGGCACCCGTCAAACCGGTGATCTGACCGAACGCGTTGCCGTCGGTTGCCAGAGCGAAACCGAGCTGGTAACGCCAGACGTCGCGCAGCACAATCGACGATGGCTTGTCGAGAACCCTCGGAACCGGAACGACCGGTATCGATACCTTGTCGCCGCGGAAGGCGTCGAGCGGGGTACGCCCGAGTGCATCCGAGATCACATCGATACACGCCCACGAGGCCGCGTTCATCAAGGCCTCTTCGAGTTCGGCCGAACCCGACGCGTTCTGAGCGATCAGGCCGGGGATACCCGCGAGGTTCCAGTAGATCTGAAACCGTTCCTCGAGATCATCGGTACCGTGGCGCCGGATACGACGCAACAAGGTCACGAGTCATCCGATGCGAGATAGCTGGCACCCAACGCCATCAAACCGGCAGTAATCACCGCAGCCGGCAGATAGATCACCGCGACCCCGACAACAACCAGAGCCGCTCCGAGTACCTCGAGCGCCGTCGACAGTTTTTGGCGCATGACGCTCCTCAATAGGCGAAAGGCCGCAACACCTCCACCTGGGTCGCAACCCAATAGGCCAAGGTGGCAGCGATGGCAGGGCATACATCGACGGTGTTGTCACGGCGCGCCCACACCCACGACTCGCCCGAAGTTCGCTTACGGAGACCCATCACCGCAGCATCCAACCCCGGATGGCTACGAATAGCGGCCCGTCGCTCGACAACAGCATCGAAGAACGCGCCACACGCCTGCGCGTACTCGCGGCCCGACACCTCGACCACCTTCAACCCGGCCGCGTGCAACGCTGGGATCTCCGACGCGACCGGCCCCGACGGATCGAGAACAACCGGCAACGACCGAGCAGCGGCGACCTCGACGGCACGGCCGACCACCCAGGACAGATTCGCCCGATGATCGAACACCTCGAGCCGGCCCCGCTCATCCGCCACAGCCAGAGTCGCCGCGTCGCGCTCCGGGGTGCAATCGATCGCCAAAACCAGATCGCCGTCAACCTTCACAGCCTTACGACACACCGCATCCCACTGAGCGACGGTGAACACCCGACCGTCAACCGACCCGGTCGGAATGTTCAAGTAGGCACGCATGAACTCGGCGTCATCTTCGAGTTGCCGGCGGGCATGACGGATCGCGGCGAGGCTGATCGTGTGACCGAGCGCCGGCATGCACGACACCCACACCGCCTCGTCGTTCGGATCGGAACCCTCACACGCCGACCACTCGAAATAGGCGGTCCCCTCGGAGACACCGGCCTCGACGGCGGCGCGGCCACGCTGCACCATCTGATTCAACGCGACACTCTCGTCCGTCCCGGCCGTCGACAGACTCCACGCCTGCGCCAGCTCACGAGTCGCCATCGCCGGCACCAACGCCTGATCCCGACGGAAATCGATATCGGCGAACAACTCGTCCTTCACCGCCAGATCAATCGTCGGGCCGTGACCAGACTCTGACGTCGAACCCATCAACGACAGACGGGAACCATTCCGCCAAACGATCCCCTCCGACCCGTTAGCCCGCATGAACTGACGGATACCGAGCAGGTTCTTATGTGGTTCCAACAGCGGGAACTGGTCATCCAGGAGCTTCTTGCGGGCATCGGCGCCCGTCTGAGCCGAATAGCGGATGTGCTGCCGTTCATCCCAGCCGATCGCCCGCTGGGTTTCGACACCCAGCACGACTGTCGTCTTCCCCGACTGACGCGGCACGGTGATACCGACATCACGGAAAGCCGGCCTCCCGTCAGGGAGCAGCTCGAGACCGACGTCGAGGACCCGCTGCTGCCAAGGCATCGGCGGAAGCCCCATTCGCCCGAGCACCACGGCGACTGCCGGCCCCAGAGTCGGCCGCCTTCGATCGCGAGGAGTTGCGAACCGGGGTACGCACCTCGAGGAGGAACCGTTGCGTCTCGTCGTCGCCATCGCCTTCAATCGCAATCAGAGTCGCCAGTGCTGCCCGATATTCCTTCCAGAGCGCAGCGTTCGACACGTCGAGCTCAACAGCTGCCGCCAACCCTTCCGCCAAAGCCACTACCGCCTCCGAACCTGCCGCCAGACGCCCCTCGGAGCGCATCTGAGCGATCGTGGCGGCTAGTGCGGCACTGAGCACGGGCGACCTCAAACTTTTCGTGCAGGGAGAAATCGGAC